GGACATACTTTGTTGACAAATTCTATATGCAGTTATTAGTTGTTTTAATGGAGAAGGGGTATGAAAATTTTCAATAACACTTGGTTCATTATTAAATTTTTCCATCATTGTCTCCTATTTTTCGGAATGAGCATTGGAAATTTTTGTGGAAATTGGTGGTTTTGGATTAGGAATGTCATTTAGTTTTTCTGGGAGATATTTATTTTCAATCCAAATCTTTGTTTGTTGTAAACAAACAATATTCCAAATTGCAGCAATTAAATGTTCTTCATCCATTTGTTCTGCGATATATTTAACAATATGCCTAAACGCGGAATTGAAATAAACAGACAATGGCATTCCCATTTCCCAATTTCTTGATTTGTATTTTTTTGCACCGTTTTCAAAATGGATTGTTAAATTGATTAAAGTTTTAAATGGGAAATTTATAGGTGTATTTTTTTCTGAATTGTCTATAAGACAATTTAGACATTCCATTAAATGATCTTTTTCTTTATCTCCTCTCCAAAATTTAAAAAGTTCAATAAGAGGAAGTATTTCTTTATGTTCCAGTTTAAGACTCAAATAATTTATCATAGCATCGCATGGGAGAAGAGAAGGAAGTCCTTTGTTTTCAATTATATCTCTTTGTGCTCCGCTATCGAATGTTTCTCTTGTTCCAGAATCTAAAATTTGTTTAATTTCTGACATAATTTACTCTCTTTAAATGAAAAATTTGACTTGATAGTCTTAAATCAAGTATACTGAAAATATTATTCTATATTGAACCTAATATTAAATTTTCTTCTTTGTATTTAAATAATACAACCATGCCTTAATTAAGGGGAAAAATATAGGATACACTTATCAAATTATATTGTCAATAGGGAAATGAATAGAATATGTTTTTAAATAATAGAGAAAATTTAAAGCAATACTTTATAAAATTTATTAAAACAAATTCCAAATTTAAAGAGATTTTAATTAAATATCAGAAAAAGCCAGAAATTCTAAAAAATATAGTAGAGGATTTATTTGAAGAGTTCCAGGAGGATATGAGTCCTTTTAGATGGGAACCTGTTTCTCCTCTTACTTTTTTAGAAGATCCTTATTATGGTGGTAAAAGTTCATTAAGGGATACTGGGGTTTGTGATACAATGTATCCTCTTTTGAAAAAAGATTTTTGTATAGTACATGATTTAAATTCTAATGTTCGTGAAGTAATTTTGACAGGATGCGTGGATCTTAATTCGATTATTTTAGAATCAGACGGAGGACTTCCTACTTTAAGACAAAAAATTGGAAAAGAACAAGATGTTCTTGTTCTTAAAGAACAGCATGGTTTAGAATCTTCTAAAACAATAAATACAAGATATTCTGGAAATATGAAAGTAATTAAAATTACACTAGAAAATGGAATGGAAATTAAATTAACTCCAGAACATAAAGTTAGATGTTTTTTAAAAGATAAGGAAAAAATATCTTGGGTAGAAGCAAAAAATTTAAAAATTAATACAAAAGTTTTATGTCCTAGAAATATTAAAACAACTCCAAGTATTTATATTTCAAATGAAAAAGCTAGATTATTTGGATATATTTTAACAAACGGATCATTTAATAAATTTAGAATGAAATTTAAATCTAGCAATAAAAAAATAGTAGAAGATTTTAAAACATGTATAGAAAAATTTGGGTATTCTGGAATCATTAATAAAAAAGAAAATTATTGGGAATTTCATTCTTTAAAATATATTAAAAGTGGTCTTAAAGATTTTATTACTAAGAATTTTGGAGAATATAAAAATATCATCGTTCCGGAAGAAATATGTAAATCATCTAATGAAGTTGTTTCTAATTTTATAAATGCCATAATCTCATGTAAAGGCTGTGTTTATTTTAATGAAGAACCTCCAAGAATTCAATTAGGAATGATTAATGAAATTTTTATTCGACAATTTCAATTATTGCTATTGAGATTTGGAATTCAAAGTAAAATTAAATATACACAGCAATACGAAAGTTTTATATGGGAATTATCTATAACCGGAATTAATAATTTTAATAAATTTTTTAAAAATATTGGTAAAGTTATTGGGAAAGAAAATAAATGCGATGAAATAATAAATTGTTATAATTCAAAAAAAGAAAACACAAATACAGTATTAGAACAAAAACTTAATAATTATTTTCACAAAGATATTTCTTTTGTAGATATTATAAAAATAGAAAACCTAGAACATCCTATTGAGGTTGGAGATGTTGGCGCAATAAATGGGAATAGGTTTATTGCTAATGGAATTTCTGTTCATAATTCTGTCGGATTTGGAAAATCTTTTTTCATGTCTTTGGGACTTGTTTGGAATTTATACTTTCTTTCTTGTTTAAAAAATCCACAAAAATATTTTAAATTAAGTTCTGCTTCTAAAATTGCAATTGCTATTATTTCTATTACAGAAAAACAAGCAAAAAAGAACATGTTCTATAATGTAAAAACAATGATTTCAAATATGGATTATTTCAGAGAAAATTTCATGTTTGATAAAAATAAAGACACCGAATCTTTATTATTTGATAATGGAATTGAAATTTTTAGTGGAACATCTACACAATCTTCCAACATTGGACTAAATATTTTTTCCGGTGCATTAGACGAAGCAAATTTTTTTAGAGTAATTCAAAGATCAAAAAGAGCTAGAAATGATAATGCAGAATTTGATGAAGCACTTACACTTTATAATAGTATTCTTCGAAGACAAGATTCTCGCTTTCTGAAAAAAGGATTGAAACCAGGACAATTATATGTTGGTTCTTCAAAAGTTTATCCTAATGATTTTACAGCACAAAGAATAAAACTTGCGAAGGAAACAGAGGCATCTACAGGAAAACAAACAACATACGTAATGGATTATAATCTTTGGACAGTTGATAGAGATCGTTATGGAAAAGAAGAATTTAAAGTAGAAGTTGGTGGACTTAATAGAAGAAGTAGAATACTTGAAGGAGAAGAAACTGATATTTCGGGGGAAGTTATTAATGTTCCAATGGAATTTTTTGATAAGTTTAAAAAAGATATAGATAATGCAATTAGAGATATTGCTGGAATGGCGGTTTATTCAGTACAACCTTTCTTTGGACAACGTGAAATGGTTCATGCAATGTGGGACTCTTCTATGCAAAGAATTTTTAGTGTTGATTCCGCAACTTTGTCGGATAAATCAGAATACCAAGTTGTGGAAAAAATTCTTCCTCATAAAATTCAATTTCCAAATAGACCAAGATATATTGGAATGGATATTGGAATTAAGAACGATTCTTTTGGTTTAAGCATGGGATATATTGAAGAAATTAAGTTTAGAAAGAAATTGTTTTTTAATGAAACTAGTCAACAAGAAGAAGAAATTATTGAAAAAGTTCCATTCATTAAATTAGAAATGCACTTAAAAATTTATCCAGAAAGAGAAATAGGAGAAATAGAATTATCCAGAGTTAGATTTTTAATATTTAAATTAAGAAAAGTTGGTTATAAAATAAAATATGCTTCTGGTGATGGATTTCAATCAAAAGACATGGAACAGATATTAAAAAGAAATGGAATACAATTTGATTATATTTCTATGGATAAAACTCTTGATCCTTATGAAACTTTCAGAAGTGCCGTTTATGATGGAAGAGTAAAAAGTATTTATCATCCTATTTTAGAAGAAGAAATTATTAGATTAGAAAAAAATTATGTTTTGAATAAAGTCGATCATCCTGTACATTTTTCAAAAGATATTGCGGATAGTGCTGGTCAAGTAGTTTACAATTGCCATATAAATATGCGATACTCAGATGATAGTATGCTTCCAATTTCTTTACATGTTCAAGAAAATTCAAAAGAAGAAACATTAGAATCTATTATAAAATCATTTGAAACTTGGACAAAAGGACCAATACTTTCTAAATTAAATCCAAATAAAAAGGACGAATAATATGTCTTTATATGAAAAAGTTAAAACTGCAATTGTAAATCTTTTTAAGTTAGCACCATCAAAAACATATGTAGATCCAGATAATATTCCAAATAATTTAAATTCTCAATTTTGGCACGATTTAATTGAAGATCAATTACGAAGAAATGTAGAAGATAAAATTAAATACGAAGATTTTGATATTATGGATGCAGAGATTCCAGAAATTTCTGCTGCTCTTGATGTTATGGCAGATTTTGTTGTTTATCCAGATAATGTAAATAAGAACATTATTTTTGAAGTTCGTTCTGCAACAGATGATAAAAAAGCAAATGCAAAAATTAAAGAAATTACAGAAAGAACAAGATTTCCATATGAATTTCATAGTATGGCTAGAGAGATGTGTAAATATGGGGATAATGTAGAAGAAATTCTTTTTAATAAATCAAGAAATCTTGTAATGGGATTTAAAAATGTTCCAATAGAATCTATTATTATTAATATGAAAAATGGAATTAAACAAGATTCTGAAATGATTAAACAAATGGGAAGCGATGCTAAACCAATTGCTACTTTAGATAGCAATGAAGCTTTTCATCTTTCATTGGGAACAGATAGACGAAGAAAGTTTATTTTCGGGAAAGGTGTTTCCAAAATTGAAAAGTCTCGTTTAATTTATAGGCAATTACGGTTGATGGAAGAAGGAGTAATGATTAAACGGCTATCTACAGCAAATCAAAGTTTTGCAATTACAGTAGATACTGGAGATTTAATGGGGGAAGAAGTTTTTGCATATCTTGATAAATATCAAAAACGAATTTCTAGGCGAAAATATATAGATAATACAACTGGAAGATTGAGTTATAAAATTAATCCACTTTCAGCGCTTGAAGATATTTTAATTCCAACTAGACAGGGGTCTGGTGGTGGAAATATTACAGCACTCAATAATAATGATGTTGGAAAAAATATAGAGGACCTAGAGTATTTTCAAAATAAATTAATATATTCTACAGAAGTTCCAAAGCTTCTTCTTGGAAAAGACGAAGATGTAAATTCTAAATCATCTTCGGATATACAGTATATTTCTTTTTTGAGATGTATAAGAAGAATTCAAACATTATCAGAACCAGAAATTATCAGGTTTTATCAAAATGCGTTAGCATGTGAAGGAATTAAAGATGCAAAACTTAAAATGATTTGGCCCATTTTCGGAACAATTGATGAAGAACGAAAATGGAGAATAGAACAATTAAAATACGATTGTATGAAAGTTCTTTCACAAGATTTAACTCTTGTAGATGATTGGTATTGTTATAAAGTATTTTTGGGAATGACAGATGAAGAAATCGAAACTCTTACAACTAGAATGGACGATGAAGAAAAAGCAGCACAAAAAGAATTTAACGACCAGATTGCAACTGCTGATGATTTAACAAATGATCCTAATGCTGATGCAACTTTTAATACAGACAATAAACAAAATACAGAGGTTCCTGCAAAAACTTCTGTCGCAAAAAAGAAAATTAAAAAAGAAAGAATGGAATATTTTGAAAAAAAATTAGATACAAATACATTTAAATTGTTTTCAACAATTATTTCAGCATCTGAAGTAAATGAAGATTTACGGAATGACATAATTTCACTTTCAGAATTAATCAAACTTGGTGGAATTAAATAGTGTTCAAAGAATTGCTTTTACTAATAGAAAAATTTTCAAAGAACATGTTAAAGAAGAATAAAGGATCTTCTGTACAAGTAGTTGTTCCTGTTAAAGTTCAAAAAAGTATAGTTAAACAATATTCTTTTGTTAAAAATAATTATGCAAATGGTTTGATTTTAAATATGCAAGGGTTTATTTCTAATTCGATAACCATGGATGATTATCTTGCAAGTCAAAAAAATTTAATTTCTTCCGCATTTAAAGATGCATTTTTTCTTGGAAAATCTTTTGGATTGGGAGTTTCTTCCCCATTAGATGATGCAGAACGAAGATTTATTGTATACCAAACTACAAAAGAAATGAATTTCATGAAAAATTTTGCAAATGATATTCAAAATTTTTCTGGTAAAATGCCATATACGAAAAGAATGAAAATGTATTCTGATAGTTTAAATTCGATGTTTGGGTTTGGCAGACTAGTATATTTACCAGAAGATGTAAAAATATATTGGAAGCTTGGAGTAACAGATAAACATTGTTTAGATTGTTTAATGTTTACTGCAAGAAATCCATATACAAAAAAAACTTTACCTGCATTTCCAAAATCGGGAAATTCCAGATGTCTTTCAAATTGTTTATGTAGTCTTAATTATTATTATAATAATAGTTTAACGTCTTCTGATTATGAAAATTATATTTTAAATGTAGATAATCAAAAAGAAGGAAAAGATGTTCCAAGTGAAGAGCAATATAATTTTTATATGGAATACAAAGAAGAATTTTATTATAATCGTTTAATGTACGAAATGACAAAAGATAAAAAGTATAAAGAATTATATGAAGATATTCGAAAAGATTTTAATAGATTTACAAAAAATAATAATTTGTATATTCCGGAAGGTTTTCCAGTTAGAGATATTTTATCAGAAATT